TCTAATCTAATGAAAGCAACTCGGCCTTCTTTAGGTACATAGTGAGAATCTAATGCACTAGCTGCATCAAATAATGAATCAATCATTGCATTAGCAGCAGTAGATGCAGTTGCAGATGCGATTGATGTATTGGTTAATACTGTACCAGCATCACCACCGGTAAAATTAGCAGAACCTTGTGCTGCTTGACCGATTGTTTGTAGTACATGTTTATCTTTTTGGAAAGCCAAGGCTCTTCCAATTTCTGTTGAATAAGCAGATCTCACATCCCAGTGATTTTTAGCCTCTTCAATGTTTGATAAGAAAGCAGATGATACAAGTAGATCATTGATTGTTATCACGACCTCATTGTGGTTTACATCTGTTCCGCCAATCTCACTACCGGGAACATGATAAGCAGCAGTTGTTCTACCCATGACTGGGAAAGATGCTGATTTACCTGATGATATAGATCTGACCATTTCCTGGCCTTCAGTTACACTAGATTGCTCAAAAGCAGTGATAGTTTCTCCAGCGAATACTTTAAGGAATAAAGCATCTTCGGATCCACTAGCATTAACTCGACCAATACTAGCTGGTGTTGCATTTGCCATTATTTTATCTCCTAAATAAAATGGTTAAAATTAATCAACCGACTTTATCTAAAATTATTTCAGCAAGATTGCCTTCCGCAGAAGATCAAGTTATTTCCTTTTAGTTTATTGTCCGGTCTTACTACTTCCAATAAGATGGAATGTAATAATTAGAATACATCTGATCTTTCGATCTTAGCCTGTACTTCCTGTCTAAATGCTGGATCCTTAGAATACCTTGGATCTGACATTGCAGCAGTTACTTGTGCAACTGATGTAAACTGTTCTTGTGATGCTGCTGGTTTACCTCTAACTAGATTAGGTTCAGCATCAGTACCCATTCTAGCTTTTAATCCTTGGACTGCCATTTTAGTTGCATCAAGATCTCTGCCATTAACAACTCTGTTATATGCAGATATTTCTTCCTGACTTAAATTTTCTTTAGCCCATGTAATCATCTCATTGTAACCATCTTTACCACCAGCAATATCTTTTACTTCAATTTCTATTTGTAATGCTACTGCTCTTTGGCCTTCGATATAATTATTAACTATATCTTTTGATATGCCTTGCGATTCTAGTTTAGCTAATGAATCTTCTCCTAGTTCTCCATTATCCATAAACTCTTGCTCTAGTGATGCCATATCTAATCCAGCAGCCTCAACTGCTTTTTCTGCAGTCTCTTGTATTTCTAAACCTTCATCTTGTTTAGGCTCTTGTTTAGTTTGGCCAACTTTAGATTCTAATTCTTTATATGCTTTTTCTAAGTCTGCTTGTGTTTCAAACTTACCTAAGATCTTTTCACCAGCCTCAACTTGTTGGTCTTCAACTGCTACTTCTTCAGTAGTTGTTTCAGCAGTAGTTTCCTGTGTTGCTGGATCTACTGGTTCTTCTTTATTAATTACGACTTGATCTACCATTTACTATTGCTCTCCCATCATACCTTGCATACCTTGTGCTAATGCATTTGGATCTATTGATCCATCTTTAATTCCTTCCATCATTCCTGATGCTACTGCTGGTGTTGCAGATTGAGCCATACCTTGGGCCATTTCAGCTTGTTGCGCTTGTTGATTTTGTGCATCAATAGTTTCCTGATCTATTAATAATCCTTCTGTATCTATTCCATGTGATGTAGCGATCCTCATGATTAGATCATTAATATTTAACATCTGTGTGGCCTGTGGATTGATCTGTGCTAATGCACCAACATCTTCTAAAAATGCTCTAAGTTTTGCTAGATCATTACCTCGACCAAGTGCTGCCACACCAGTTATAATTACTGGACTAATTGAACCTTTAGGTAACTTAGGTATAGAACCATTAGATCCTAATCTTTTCATCATTAAGTTTACTAAAGGTACTTGAAATTCTTGTGATAATAATGAGTATAAACCACCTAATGATGATTCTAATTCATTAGCTAATTTTCTTATTTCTTCTGCAGTAACTCTTTCAGCATCTCGGATTACTCCGGATTGTAATAAGAAAGCAAATGCTAATCTCTCAGTTAGAGTATTAATAACTCTCTCTACTACCTGGAGATCATATTGCTTTTCGGCTTGGAGAGTTGTAACGTCTTCTCGATGCCCAGTTATGATATCTCCATTACTGGATTCAACTAGATCTCTTTTCTTAGTAACTGCATTGGGTTTTACCATGAATACAACTTTAGCTGATGCTGCTGATGATTCTAATAGTGATTGAGATAAACCTTCTAATGATTTAAGATCGCCTAGAAATTCCTCGACATAAGATCTTCCATAATCTTCAGTATCAACTCTTACCATTCTTAATGCCATAAAAGGTAAGTCTTCTTCTTTATATTTACCAATACTAGCTGGTAATATAATATCATTACAACATTGATAAACATGGAACTTACCATCCATTTCTTTAGATATACTTGTATATAAATCAACAGATGAATCACCATCTACTACCTGACATTGTTCTCTAATCTCCGGTTCTAATGATTTAGGTGATATAGATTCTTTAATAATAATCCTTAATATATTCCCATCAGGATCTCTTTCTACACAATACTGACTAATATTGTATATTTTCATTTTATTATTTTTAGGTAATGATACTAATACATTACCAGTAACTATAAGATGTTTAAGGGCCTCAAATAAAGATACTCTTAATGCGGTCTCTTCTATAAAGCGCATAACTTCTCTTTCTATTTTTGCTAAAGATCTTTCAACTTCAGTTTGTAATTCTTCATTTTCTTCTAACTCTTGTTTAATTTTATTATTAGTAGTCAGCCTAAAAAATGGTTCATTAGGTGGCAGCAGTAATAATAATAATTTACTAGCTAGATTGTTTACCCCTCTTGCACCGACACTTTGATAGGGTGTGTAAAGATCAGATGAATCAGAAAATCCTTCAGGTGGTAACAATGAAGATATTGTTAGTTCTGAACATTCTCGACCACGATCAACAAATTGATCTTTTTTAGTCTCTAGTTTTGCATATAATTTCTTTATATTTTCTGCTGCCATTTAATGTCCTTTAGTTAGGTATATTTAAATCTGATGTTCCAGTCATAGAAATATCTGATCTCAATGATTTTTTACCAGTCTTTTTAGCTTTCTTTTTCTTTAGTGCTTTATCGCTATCGCTTTCAATCGCTAAATCTAATTCAGGGATTTGTTCTGATACCGCAGCAACTGTAGGAACTGGTTGTGGTGGTGGCGGTGGCGGTGCCGGTCTACTTGATCTACACATTTATATCTATACCTCTTGGTCGTTAAGTTTTTGTTTTAAAAAATCAATGACTGATCGTTGTCCTGATCGGTACATTATCTCACTAAGACTTTCACTTGGTTGTGGTGTCCTAGTAGGAAATGTTTTATCTAAATATTTAATCAAATCATCTGTAGTTACAGGTAGATCTGTTTCTTTTTTATTTAAAATACTCATGATTTATTATCTAAACATGCACTTCCTTGGTAATCTCGTTTTTCACAAATAAGAAATTTTAAATACCATTCAGCTTTTTCCAAATCTATTGTTGGATTGTTACTGTGTTTGCTTTCATATCTCCATAAATACTTTTGTATATTCCCTTTTAAATAACCGCAAAATGCATCATGTGACATAGATGCTTTGATAGCATAGATACATTCAATCTCGCCAGTATTATAATGTGAAGGTTGATTAACTATGTCCTGGTTTCCAGGCTCTGATTTTTTTACTCTCGAAGTCATAATCTTTCCATTGTAATATGTAACTTATTCTTGCTTGTGTAATTGCATCTTGTTCGGTATGTCCAGCTTTAGTGTAAGAATCTAAAATAATATCCCAGTATGGCTCCATTGTTTTAGATCCTTCTGCTGGTTGTAGTAATTTAATAGCAGTCTTAGGCCCTATACCTTTACATCCTGGATAATTATCAGTCGCATCACCAGTTAATATTTGTACCGCATGATTATATATAGCCTGGGGTTTTGTAATCTTTAATATATTAGATCCATCAGGTGATAGTTTCCCTGGTATGGTTTTAAGATCTTTATCTAATGAAACAATAATACTATTTTTATATTCAGGATTAGTTGAATAAATACCCAATAAATCATCAGCCTCTAACCTAGGTTCTATCAATGCTCCATGTTCTTCTTTAAGCCACTCAAACATTTT